CCTCCTAATCCATGGTCACGACATATGCACCACTTCAATTCCCTCAAGTTATATGGCTAACTCGACCAGCCCCGTTGTTTTTATCGGTGGAACCAGAAAACCACCTGTAATCATCGAGTTTATTATAGTATGTGTAATACACCCAAATCACTTAAGATAGTTGTGTATACAATAACCTCGTATGTTACATAGATATAGATAAACAATAAACAAATGACCAACAATGTGATTCCTCAAGTGAACACAAAGCTTCCAATCGAATCAAAGCCATGTTGTGCTATATCTATTGCAGAGCTCTTAGCTTTCTAAAAGAACAACTGCCCTAACCCTGACGCTATATCGGACAGGGAATCTTCATTCAATTGTGACATGAAGGATTATACCATAGGAAGCGAAGCTTGAGCCTTCCTACAAGGTACCCAGGGTTCGAAGGCTGGGACTGGTATAAACTCGTATGTATACGAGATTTGTAGTAGGTAATTCTCTCCAGCTGGGTTGAGACCGGAGAAATAGACGAAAATGGGATTTCTACCAACGAGGTTTTACCCTTCGTTGTCCTGTGAATAATTACCTAACATGTAAGTGTAGTCAAGTGGATCCAACGGAAGCCAAACGTACTAGGCTCCGTGTTCGCCAATGGTGGCGGCAGCATACTCTTATGAAGTAGGGTAATTTCTAAGTTGCTGCAAAGTTGGAATGTAAAAATTTGTGGATGCAGCCTAAATGTTATTCTTACCAGGAACTTGACCGATAACCAACTTTCCTTGCTTCGTTACTGCATTTCCAGTTGGGATCAGCTTTATCCCTAGTCTGACTAGTCTGGCCGATAACCATTTAGCTGTTGTATTTGACATATCGCTGGTGCCGTTTCCAGCCATAATAGAGTCCTAGGTTGTTCCTCCTGCTGTAGCTATGTTAGCTATATTAAATTGGTTCGGCAGGGAATTTTATGTCGGCAAAAAGTTTAACCAACATATGTAATTCTACCCCTATTATGGGAATAGGTTATGTGGGAAGAGCGCGGCCACTCCGTACGAATATCCCGCTTTGAAGGTTAGGTCCGTTTCGTAGACTTAGGACACTAAACTTGTACCACTCATGAAACTCGCAGGTCCTCTTTCTGCTGCAGAGTCGAATGGCCTCATTACACTATTCAGATATTTCTCATCGTGGCCTGTTAAGCCACTTTTTGATCTCTACGATTTGTCTGCGGTGTCCACATTAAATCTCACCGAAGATCCAGAATTTTTGGTATTATTTCTAATACTCTTACTGCTCTATTTTACGAGCTTGGTCTATTTGAGCTTAGACTGCCCCCTTTGAGTGCCAACAAGGGTAGGCTTCTTGGTTGTTATTTTTGTAGGAACTAGTGATTACGACTAGGAAGAAAGTCAAACATCCTAGAAGGGAGAAGTGTTTATCTCCTGAGTTTTAGCTAGACTCATAACTAGGCTCCTTTTAACGAGATGAGCTTCTCTACCCGATGGTCGTTTCTTAGAATCCAATATTGGTCTCATAACCTCTAAAGATTCTGTCGGTTCTCTATCTCCTCTAAACGAATAGAGCTGTTTAATCGTAGGAACCGTCGGCATAACCATTCATAGCTAGTCTCACTTGACCTTTATCTTGACCAGCTAGGTCTCCAAAAGCTATTGTATTTTCCAAATGGAGCATCTCCCTACCAGAAAATCCCTGTAATGGTAGGTAATAGTTATTCATAGAGTATTAGAATTTGTTCTTTTGCGAACTGGACATATGTTGCTAAATATTATCCAGATATTCACTAAGTTTCTTAGCATCCATGTTCTCATGTAAGTTCCCTAACTTCTTCATGATTTCATCAGCATATTCTAATCCTCCGGCCGAAATGTAGAGCGCACAATTTAATCCCTTAACCATATTTTCATATAACTCACATGTGGTATCAGAATACATCTATTAAACCCCAATTCTCTACATTTATCTGTGTAGGTAACAAAACCCTTTTGCTATATTACCTAATTTGGACAAAAAATCAATATTAACACCTAATTCGTTGATTTTTCTTGTGCTCTATCCAAGTCCTTTTATTCCGGATTTTTCCGCGCTAAATAGACTTTTAACGCCTGCTCGTATCTTTTCTAAGTCTCTAGTATTGACTATAGCGAAGAAATCGTCCCCACCCACGAACATAGAATAATTCCTGACCATCTGTTCGCTAAATAGATACATCCAATATAAACTTACCCTCATTGTATTGCCAAAAGTAGTTCTAGTTGGATGACCGGATGTGACTGTGCCATTTAAAGTGGCTCTAAACAATTTTCTTCTCTGTTTCCCTATTTTAACATAGTATTCCAATGTAGTATCGAGACTTGTTATGGCGAGTAATGTCTCGTTATATAGGGTGGACGGTAATCCTAAGTATGGATATATGTGCGGTAAGAACTCTCTCCATAAATAGTTGTCTACACCGTCTATTAACGACGCGTGTTGGTTTGAG